CACTTGACATGAGGGACGATAAATTATTGATAGTTCCGGTTCCGGCGGAAACAAACGGACTCAGGCGCTCCTTGCTTTCTTCATACATCTTCTCAGCAAGATCAGATGCCGTACTTGCTGCCTCGGCCTGCACAGCCCCCGCACTTCGTGCCGCCCTTGCCTGTTCGTCGGCACCCGTCAACTTCCTTACTGTTCCCATATTTACACCTCTTTGAGTGTTGCTACTTCTATGGTCATGCTGATTTCCTGAAGGTCTGCCCCGAAGCCCTGCCGCCAATACTCGTAATGGCTAGGTGCTGTTGAAAAAAATATATTGGGGCAACTATTATTCTTGGCAGACAAAACGAGTTCGGACCAAAGACCTTTTGTAATCCCGGTATTGCGATAAGAGGGCATAACGTATGTCTGAAACGAATTAAGTACCTTACTGCTGAACGTTGGATCGTACTGAATAAGAAAATCGGTGAATCCAACTACATTCCCGTCAGCTTCGGCAACGTACAGAGCGTATTCTTTGCAATCCCGTAGCAGGCCGGACACGAAATTGATCCAATATTTAATATCCGGTTTTCTGCCAGGATACACCTCGTCCATCATGAGAAGCCACAGACTGCCAACGGAAGGAAGATCGCTTATTATACCGGGACGGACAATCATGTCCCAAGTATGGGACAAAATTTCTATTTATCTATATGCTTGGCTATCCGACAAAAACCCACGCCGAGCCGTTCCATCTGAAATATCCCACGGTCCCGTCACTGGCCGGGTCCCAATCGGTCCCGTTTGCATAAGCCAAAAGCCCTGTTACTGGTGACGATGGTTCGATTTTACCGAAGCTGGTCCAGTATGGATCGGCCCACTTCCCCACCTGGTCATAATAATCATACATCCTCTGATAAAACTCTATCCACGCCGGGGAGGTTATGGCGGAGTTCGGATCTGTGTAAAAAATTGGCTTACTTGTCGGGGCTATTACTCTCATGTTATTTCTTGTTTCTGCGCCTCATAAAGTCGTTTACGTCCGTATCATCAAGCGATTTTTCGGGTTCTATTCCAAATTCTTTTATCTGGATGGACAATGATTTATCGGATTTACCACCCTGCATCTCTGACTTTTCTTTACTCTTTATGGTTGCCTTGGCGTTTATGACAACATCCATATCAACATCCATATTGTCAAAGATACCCAATTTATCTATCTGGTCATTGTTTAATCGTATACAAAGCCCATAAGGATACTCTTCATGTTGGAAATCGGTTGCGACCGGAGAGTTAAGCGTGCCCTTCTTGTCTTTTTTGGGGAGCTTCATGTCTATGAGTTTCATGGCTTTTCCTCATTGTGATATTTCGGCATATGCACCGATAATGGTCTTTTTAACTGCGTCAGACACGGTAATCTGAAACACCTTGCCCTTCTTGGTCCACCCTAATTGATTCCAGTACAGCACCTTGCCGTACTCACCAATTTTGCCCATAGATGCCTGATATTCGCCCGACCATGTGTGGCCACCATCATCCGACCACGCAAGAGACGCTTGGGGATCTAGCCCGGTCTGTGTTGTTTCCCCAAGATCCCCGACACCGGATTCAACATCTATGATAAGACGATTAATGAACACGTTGTCGAAACTGTCTGAATCAAAGATTACCTGCCCACGGCGCATACTGACAATGGGGTCTCCGTTATCCTCATAAATGCTAGTGCTCATCTCATAGATATTGCCAGATGCATAATCCCCAACCAGGTGCTTCCCATTGAAATACGCATAGCAATTCCCATAATGACGGCCTATCGCATAGGGTTCCTTGTATGTTGATCTCTCATGCCAGAGTCCTGTTAGGGCATCATAAACATACGTTGCATCACCAGTTGGGAACGTGATTACATAGAATGTGTGTCCTTCCTCGCTGTAGCAATAGCCTATGGCGTCGGTCTTTGTGGACATCTGACTTATTCTATAATTAATCGAAGGAGGAGATATGATCTTGGGTGTGTATCCATCTATCCTCGCAATACCCACAAGCTCAGACGAATCACCCGCCCTCTGCCACGCAAGGAAGAACATGCTATTATCGCCCCGCGCAACGCTCCACGGGGCCTCAGTCCCGTAATCTATGACTGCGCCTGATATTCTCAGGAACGGAGAACCAACGGAGGTTGCAATACCGGCGTCATACCATATCTCCGTGCTAGTCTGCTTTATCAGCCACAACTGCTGATGCAGATTTGCAACAGCCTTGAGTAAATCAGGAGTGGCGCTCACGGGAGATGTGGCAAGCGCATTCCATTCCCCGGTTGTCCCGGTGTACAGATTCGACACATTATAAGACATGCTGTCAGGGATCACCCCGACAAAATAACCATCTATGTAGGCCAGCATATCACATGGGTTTGCAACCTTCGTAAACGACTCGGCGGTTACATCGTAAATATACGTTGCAACACCATCCGCAATAGCAAGTTCATCACCTCCTATTCCAGATACGGCAAGACCGTTATCCTTCATGGACACGGCACCGCTTGATGTATCAAGGGTTCCAAGTGATGCCGATACATTCCCATCCGTATCTACGGAATAAAGAGATCCACCCGCCACGGCAAACAAAACCGAGTTAAACGAGTGCATTCCCCGAACCGGAGTATCTCCTATCGTACAGAATAATTCCGTTCCCGGCGTTCCGGCCAGCGTTACGGTTGACTTGCTTCCCTGCTTATGAATGCACGGATAAAAATTTACAGTCCTGTCGCTGCTGATATTGTAACTTCTATCTGGGTCGGTAGAACCTAGAAAATCAAGCCTCATCGTTATTCATCCGTATAAATATTGTATGACCCGCCAACACCAGGAACATCTATTTTGCATCGGGCCTGCTGTGAATTGAGTGCCTTGATTACCCTTACCCCGTCTGCCGCCGGACCCGTTATTGAGGGCGGTATTAACTCTCCCGGTTTTCTATAGAACGGCCACAACCTGATCGCCAGATTATATTTGATTGCCTCGCCATACTGCGGCTCAAACGTAAACGTGGTCGTGAGTGCGGAAAACTCTGTCAAAAACTTCTGGCTGTTAATATACAAGACATATGCATCGTCTGGTTCGTAATAGAGATAGATTGTACCCGTCTGAGTTGATTGCTGTGCGGCTCCTGGGTCATAGGCAAGGTAATCCGGCATCCCCGTTAGTGTCTTGTCACTGAGGGTGTTATAACGAGTTTTTTCTATGATGGTCAACGGGTGATCGTCGCTCCCATCCCGTATGAACGCGCTATCAATAACAAGCGGCTTGGCCGTGTTCCAATCGAGTGATGCAGATGCTCCGACCGTGTAAGACCCCTTGCTTGCCGTCAGAGTCATGTTTTCTTGTGTCATTGCGCGAACCATGAGCTTCTGAACAGACCATGTATTCAGCATGTGATTCAATGCACGAAGCGCCTTGTTCATTTCCCACGCGGGAGGGGTCTGGTCCATCTGCGTTGCACCAATAAGGCTTAGTGCGTCAACTATGAAATCCTGTGCCGTGAGGTCCATTTCTTACCCCCTTGGCCGTCCCTTCTTCTTCATGAATATGGGTGCCGGTGTCTCTTCCACAACAGGCATTTTCTCAACGGGGGCCTCAATCTTGATATCGTTTATGCCCTCGATTGTTGCCAGTTTCATCTCCATGAGCCGCAATTCCTCTTTTGCCTTTTCTATCCTGGCCCTGAGATCATTAGCTTCGGAATAAGATACACGGGTAGTGCTCCATCCCTTCAAAAGATACTCTCTCAATTCCGCGTCGGACAGAACAACACGGCTCTGTTCTGTTTCATGATAAATCATCTTGGGAAACGGTTTATACGCCATTAATTTACACCTCATTGTGTTTTGGTTGCCTGATAAGATATTCATGGTAGTTGCCCTTCCAGCCTTGTATTCCCCAGTGGGTAAGACTCAGGTTGGGTTCCAGCCATATCTTGCCGCCTATCTGTAGCCACTTCATACAAAAGGCCTTGTCTTCGCCCCTGTACTGGGCAAACCTTTCCGCGCATGTCTCAAAAAGTGCTATCTGCTTAACGTCTCCGTTGTAGTAGGTGCAGCACTCGTATGCCTTGAAAAGTCGCTCGACGCACGACCTGGATATGAGCATAAAGCCGGACGGAACGAAATCAGCATCAATCAGTCCGGTTTTGACATCAACCTTTGGATACCCCCTGGAATCCGAATAATGAGTGCCGCAATACTGCTCATATGCGCCCTTCGCCGGGTATGTTCCGCACACAAGGTCAACGTCATGCTTCATCATCCTCACAACATCGTCGGGTGTCCATTCAAGGTCGGAGTCTATGAGTAATAACTTATCGCAGTCAGACTCATAAAACGACATCAGGAGGGCATTCTTGGCGCGGTCAACGTATGAGTCAGAAACCCTTGGAATAAAGATGCACTCTATGCCGGACTTTAAAAGAAGATGCTGTGTATAGAAAAGGCTCTCTATATAAGGGGCATATCCCTTTATCTCATAAAATGGAGTAGCTATTGCCAACTTCATTTAATTTCTCCTGACTCTTTCGGGAACACACATCAATGAATCTATCTATGAGATGTACTGTGTTTTCTGCGTTCTTTCGATATGCCTCTATTTCAACATGGAGGGTATCTCTGGCCCTGCCTATGGCTTCCTTCTCGGTGGATACCGAAACACCCGACTCCCCATCATCTGCAACGTGCGGTAAATATGTTAGATATTCAGATTTATAGAAAACCGTTGGACAGCCGCACATGGCAGCTTCGGTTGTAATGGTCGATTCCTCAAAACAGATAATATATTCCGATGTGTTTAAGATACTGGCAAGTTGCTTATGATCGCCGCGTGGAACATCCGAAAGATTAATCCCATTCCTTGATATTTCATCCGGTATAATCCCACCCTTCATAATAAATTTATTTGCATAATAGCAATATCCAGAGCGGGGAGAGTCGGTATCACGGAAAATAGACTCATCAATTACCGGGACAATCAACGGCAGGCATTCAATGCCCTCGATGTTGTAATAACTGCTCCATGAGAAAAAAAGATCGTCCATTGAATAGAACTTATGGGAAATAGGGTACAGGAGCCACCTTGCTACTACCGGAGCGCACAGAGGATTACCCTGTACCCCCTCTGGATACACAGCAACAAATGGAGCACCGCTTATCGTTCCGGCATCCCCAGGATATAATATTTTTGTATCAATGTCTGGATTCTGTACGCATGGTGTTAAGAGTGCATTTACTCCCCTGCGCCGTAGATTATGACAGAGGAGATGAACGGCCCTTATTCCAGCCGAAGATGGAGTGTAATCAATCCCGAAGATAAGAAAAGGAGGGGGATTGACCCCCCTCCCGGGTGTTTCAACTTCTATCACGCAGCGCCCTTAATGACACCAATGGCGACAAGCGCGGCCCTCAATTCATTGACGAGCGTTACTATCGCATTTGCCTGCGTCGAGGTGGAGAAACCAAAAGGCGTACTGGTTGTTGCCGCCGTAGTGGTTACAGCGGTCTGTGCTGATCCAGACCTCTGTGCAATGGGAGTCACCCCGTAAAAAGACACAAGATCAGTGGTCGCGCCACCAACACTTACGCCATCGGGATTACCATTACCAAGAATCGTCTCGTTACTGGTAGATTCGCTGTTGGGTGTATTAGCCATCGTTATATCTCCTTTCCCCTATGCCCCGAATATGCGACATGCAAGCTCGGGCCGGGTTGTTTTCCAGCCGCACAGAATGTCGATACGGCAGGGGAGAGAGTCATTGTTGATATCGTACTGCCGCACAATCCTCATGGAAATTCCATCAAAGGACTCGCGGGCCGAGAAATCAACGCCCTTCGGCATCATCAGGTCAGCCGTTGCCAAAGTAAATGCATCCTTGTGGTATGCAAGATTCTGGCTGTAGTTGGTGTCTGTTGCGCCGGTTCTGATATTGATCTGCGAACCATCTGCAACCTCTCCCGTTGCGCTGTAGCAGGTTGCCTTGGCCGTGGTTCCACTCGCATTGAACAGAATGGACGGGGAGATGGAGATGTCGAAGGTGGTTGTGTCAATGGTAGCATCGGCGGTTACAACGAAGGGCTGGAGCTGCCCGGTTGACTGTCCGGTTTCGGGGTTCACGCTGTAAA